TCTTCTAATCTTAAATCATTTGTATATACACTTGCCATGTTCGCCTGTCCTTATGCTGCTATGTTTTCCCAAGACGGTGTTTGACTTGGAGATATTGCACTAAAATTTGATGTTTGACTAGGTATAATCTGACCCCACGTTGGAAAAACTTCTCCTGTTCCTGCACCAACTTCTCCTGTAGCACTTACTCCTGTTACTGATATATTAGCATCACCAGTCGCAGAAACTGTCGCACTATTAACGGAAGCCGTACTGCTAAGACCTACATTCGTTGTAAATATATTGCCTAAAGCTGAAGTACCTGCAACTCCTGTGACAGAAACATTTGCAACGCCTGTAATTCCCACAGCAGATGAATCTACTGAAGCTGTTCCTGCAACGCCTGTAACAGAAACATTTGCAAGACCAACAACCGTTGTAGAACCAACTCCTCCTGTAGCACTCACTCCTACATTTGTAGAAAATATATTACCTAATGCAGATGTCCCTGCAACGCCTGTAACAGAAACATCTATACTTACAGTACTTGTTGCAGAACCAACGCTACCTGTAGCAGTAACGGAATAAGAAACGTCGCCATTCCAAGTGCTTGTGTTCCAAGCTCTGTTAGAACTATTCCAACCTTGAAATGCTACGACATTGTTTATCGACATTAAGCTATCCTGATAATCGCATTACTTGCATCAGCCGTTGGGAACACTATCGTAAAGTCTCCAGAACTCGCTGCTTTATCCGCACCAAAGTCTAAAACACAAACAGCAGGATCACCTGTTGCTGTATCGTTAAATATTAATCCACCTCGAACAGATGATATTGTTACGTTGCTAAACACCTCATCTGCAAAATCAACCAACGCTGTTGTTCCACTTGCTGTAGGTGTAACAGGACTTAAAGCTCCTCCTTTAGCAGAATAGTTTGTTCCAGATATTTCATTGCTTGTAGTATACGCAGTAGTAGCTGCTGTAAAAGAAGCACTATTGGTATACAAAGCGATGTTAAATGTGTTACCTGTGGTTGCGGTAAAGTTATGTGTTCCTGTCATAAGCTCTGTTTTAAAAGAGGTACACAGAAAGTTTCCAGTAAAAGCCATTACATTCTCCTTATATATTCAGCTAGTTTCGGGTTTCCTGAATCTTTAATAGCATTATATACAGTAGTTCTATCACTTTTAATAGCCTGACGCATATATATTGCAATAATTTTTTCCATTTCTTTTCTGTAGGCATGTGCCTGGTCTCGTATTGCAGGATGTGCGTTATCAGATATGCCAATAATCTTATTAACGCAGCGTATCGCTGTTTCTTCTGGAGTAAACCCTCTATTATCTGTTGTCTGAACTCCTACTGAGCCAACTGTCATTCCTAATGTTTTTGTTAACATTAACTTTTCTGCCTCATAATTTGACCTGTTCTATACTCGTCTGAAATTTCCTTTGCTTCTCCTATATTCTTTAGCCTAGATAAAGACTCCATAAATCGATTGTTATAGAGAGTTAGCATGTCATTTTCTCCCTTCATAAATGTGTATGCTTCTACTAAGGATGCATATAACAACGTTAGTTCAGCATTTTCACTTAACCAAGTTACTCCTGTATCTGCTCCTGTAGATGTAACGGTGGTTGTTGCTCCACTTGTTGAACCTGTAATAGTTTCGCCGTTAGTAAATGTGCCGGAAGGCACAACAATAGTCATTGTTGTTGACGTAGGCAAAGCACTAATCGTTGTGGTAACACCACTTGTTGAACCTGTAATAGTCTCCGTTACTGTAAAACTGCCACTAGCTCCAACGGTTAAAGTCAATAATTCTTGCGTCAAACTCGCTGGTCTGTAAAAGTAACTTAAAGTTGTTGTAAATCCAGCGTTCGGAGTCGGACCTATAATAAAATTATTTACATCAAACTGACCATAATATTTAGGAATACCTGTTGTTGCAGAGTTTGGGGTGTAGGTTTGAACGAAATCAGAGTCTTTAAACAACAAATACTCAAGAGAGCTACTGTTTGTTATACTTAAAGAAAGAGGCGAAATAAAATCAGAAGGAACGGTTAAAAACTGATTTCCTGAAGTCATAGAGCCAGATGCGTTTTTTTGAAAAACCGTTAACTCAACCGATTTTAATATTCTTTCCTCTGCCATTCTAACAAACAGGCCAATGTTAGAAACAAACGTTGCTTCATCGTTTTGTGTGTACTCTTCAACGGCATTTCTTAAGGTGGTAAATGTATAGCTCATGATGTCACCGTAACTGTTCCTACAGAGCCCGTAGCAACAAGATTATTAGGAATAAAGTCATTATAATCATTGTAACCGACAGGATTAAACCCGTACTGTATTGTTCTTTCAATAGCTAGACTAGACTCTGGTCGAGCTTCTCGTAGTGCTTGTGGATCCATAGGAGCTTTTGAAGGAGTTAACTGAGGATGTTTAGGTTCATACTCATCTGGTCCAACAAGTAAGCCATTCCACTCTTTCTTCATAACGCTTAACTTGTAACGAAATCCAGACCTATCTGAAATTCCGTAAGCGTTTGCATCTGAAGCATATCTAGCCATTACACCCTCAAGTATTGTATATCAGGTTGTAGTTTAAGAGCAACTCTATCTTCATCTTCATCTGCCGCACGTTGAAACTCTTCTTCATAGATAACTTTTAACATCTGAACTCTTTGTGGAGATTTTTTCAAAGCAATGTAATATGCAAGACCAGCTATCATACAAGGATAAAACCTAAACGGCATATCTGTTGTGTCAACAAGAGCATCTACGTCTTGTATCCGTTTAACATAATAATACCTAAGTTCATCCGTGTTATTCTCTGGAGTCGGCCACAAATTAAGAACAGGTTCTATCTGTCTATCAAAGTAATACTGTGTTGGTCTGCCCGTGGTTGCTTTGTTTGGTATAGCAAGATAATCTCCTCGTGCTAACGTTGTCATTGAAAGATCTGTATTATCTCGTCGAATAACAATATCAAGAAGATCGCCAACGGCTCTAGCATTTTCAAACGAAAGTGCAGCAGACACAGACGTTGAAGCACTGCTCGTGCCTCCAGTAATAGTTTCTGACGCGGCAAATGTGCCGGAAGGAACGTTTAACGTCATTGTTGTACCTGTGGGTAACGTTAGAATAGAAGCCGTAGCACCACTTGTTCCACCTGTTATAGTTTCTCCAACAGAAAAACTAGAAGAACTAGAAACAGTCATGGTAATTGGAGCAAGAGGATATTCGACAACTCCAGAAGCAACAGTCTGTGTAGCAAACTCTACTGTCCAAAGATTGAGACCACGATTTGCCCAATCAGCAAACATAATGTTTAGTGATCGACGAGCAGTACGAGCATCGTATCCAGTGCGGACCTCTAATCCGCACCGTTCATACGCTTCCTCAATGATGTCAGCGACATCTAACTCAAAATCTCTGGATCCAGAAGTTGCCATTAAGTCATTCTACCCTTTTTTACTGCCATAGGTCGTGGACGCATACCACCGCTAGACATCTGCGCTCGTTTCATCCGCATCGCATCATCCATAGCTCTTTCATTCATTCCTGTAACATTCATTCGAGGCTTCGACATTGCTGTTGGATCCTCCATAACAGAACGAGTAAAATCAACCGCTCGTTTTATATTCATCGGATCAATAACCTCTCCACCATCTTGGAAACCCATTGCCATTGCTTTACGAGGGCTAACCTTGCCACCCATTGCATAACCCTTGGATTTTTTCATGCCCTTGACCTTACCGCCATTTCTCATGCCTTTAGGCTTCACTTTACCTCCAGCCCTATATCCTTTGGTCTTTATCTTACCTCCGGCTCTATAGCCTTTAGACTTCATTTTCTTTTTCATCATTTTCTTCTACTCCATCGTTATACAAGTTGTCGAATATCCTATTCACATCTAGTGTATAGTCTAAATCTGATTTTGAATAGTGTATATGTTGAGACGGTTTAAAATCAGGTGCTCCTTCTCCAGTTTGAAACCATGCTGGATGTGTAACACGAATTCGATTATTAGGCAATGCAACTATGTTGCCTGTCCACTCTCCTGCATCTAAAAGTTGTAAAACATGAGATTGTTTATGTTGTGCAGGATCTTCTCCTATTTCACTTTCAGCATAATCTACAGTAAACAAATACTTAGCCGGAAACATTTCTCCGTTTATTTTAGCAAGCCACGGACAAGGTGTTGCTCTATCTAAAACATAAACAGAATGATTATACGAAGAACAATCCCAAGGTTGAGCGTCATATGTCTGCATGGGTTCAGGCCATTCCTCTAGTGGTATATCTGCAACTAATCCCGTTATAGGCATTCTTGCCCACATCGCACCGCCATGAACAGTGTCTTCATCTTCTCCGTCAGCTTCACTTCCTGTAAAGATTACTTGAAAACTAAGACACCTATTTGGAATTGTTGTTACAGCAACCACCATAGCGTGAAGAAACTCACCATGATACTTCTCATGATTATGCGTATATTCCTTACGAACCCAACATTTAAAATAAGGAATATTACTTTGAAGATACGGCATATTTCTTTCTAACCTTACCTTTATCTGATCTAGGTTTTCTTGGTTTTACGCCTTGCCGCTTTGACCCTCCTCGGCTTGCCTTTTGGCTGACCGAGTCTTTTCTTTTGGGCGATTCTGCTACTTTTTTCTGAGGAAGACATTTCTTTAGAGGTTTTAGGGGTTTTACTACTAACTCTTTTAGTTGGCCTACAATACGGGACACCACGCTTTTCACCCTTTTTACGACCACACGGTTTACCAGTTGAAACATCTTTCCAATCCTCCTTGAACCAACGTTTTAATGCCAATCCTTTTTTTGTTTTTCTAACTGCCATCAGAATATTCTAGTTTGTTTTCGTTTGTTTTCTTGAACGGAACCACAACCAGCAGCTATAAAACCTCCTCCTTCAAACTTGGCGGCAGGACGTTTTGGATTGTCTATTGCAGAAATTAAACCACCAGATGCTGCTTTTTTAGGTTTATCTCCCCAATTCTTTGCTCCAACTTTTCGACATGTTGCAATGGCTCCTGAAGCGTAAGCAGAGGGAAAAACTTTGTATCTATTTCTTACTTTATGGTAACAAGCGTCTTTAGGCACTTTAGATCCTCCTTTGGATATTTGTTTGGACATCTGACCTCGAGATATAGCCATCTAACATTTCCATCTTTTTCTAGCCTGTCTTAATCTACTGTTTGGATTTTTAGCCGCTTTTGGAAACTTCTTCATCTGACCAGCAGAACGAGCGCAATAAGACTTTCTTCTCTTTGCATCTTTGCTGCCACGTTTGACTTTGCCAGTAACAGCCGTTTTTAACTTTGATCCAGGGTTTTTTCTTCTGTAAGCCTTAACGCCAGCCTTAGTCATTCCTGCCCCCTTTTTCGTGGGACGAAAATTCTTTTTGTTACGCTTTGGCATTTCCCCTTTTTTAGAAGCCATTATATACCCTTACGAGTGAAAGACATTCATTAATGAAACAGTCGCAACGGTGTATGCAACAGTTAAACCATCGGCAAACAACAACCCCTCGTCGGGTATGGTATTATCTACTGTTGTATGATCTGTACCAATAGTTTGATTTTTCATTACAATAGTCCCATTTTCAGGTGTTCCATTATAGAAGTCAACCAACCCTGCTGTTCCTGCTGATACAATTGAAGTGCCTACAAGACGAACACGATTACCACCGCCAACAGCCTTGGCACACAAACTACCAGAACCAACTGTAATGTTTGCAGCATACTTAGCAGAACATTCTACCGCACTAACTGTCAAAAACAATTTTGTTCCTGCCACTGCTTCAGCAGATCCTGTTGAAGTTATGACCTCAGTCATTGCACTACCAAAGACATCTGTGCCTGTAATAGTACAAGTTTTCGCATTATCACCTGTGCCTGTAGTCGTTACAGTTACGTTTCTAGCACCACCACCTAAAAAAGTAGTCGCTGCCATAGTCGCTGATGTATCTGGTCTAGCTGCTGTAACTAAACGGTCTGGGTCTGCTGCGTTTTCATCCGTTATAAAAGCAACTTTTACGTCTGATCCTGCCATATTAATCTCCTATAGTTAGAGGAGGGGAGTTACCCCCTCCTAATTAATTATTGCAAGTTCATGTAAACCAAAGCGTACTCAGTGTCTGCTCTTGCGGCCATAACCTCACCGATTTCGGTAAGAACGTTATCTGTTGCAGGAGCAACTCCACCAGCAGTGCCTCCGGAACGAACACAAATGTTACCAACAACAACTGTCCCAACTGTCAACAATGCTTGTGGACCTGATACAGTGAACCAACCATAATAACTAGCCGTCATGTCAATAACGGTTGCACCCATCACAGCACCTGTCTCTGTTGCAGGAGCAACAATCAACCCTGTGTATGGATTAGCAATAAGTGAAAGTTCAGAGCTTGTTGTTATTGCCGTTGCTAACGGATCATACGTTGTAATAACAACACTAGGATCGGCAGAATGATCATGAGCAGGGTTAGATTTAACCCTCATCGTCTGACCTTCTCCAGCGGCATCATTTACCCATAGGTATCCATCTGCGTACTGATTTAAAGTCATATCTGTATCACCAGATGTTTCAACAGAAATAGCTGTTTCTCCTGCTGCAACTCCTGCTGTTCCTGTCATATTAGTGTGATTCGCAATAACCGCTGCGTGTTGAACAAGTTTACCTGCTGTTACTGCACCAGAACCCATTTGACCATAACGATAGATGTTGTTGCCATAATGAAGTTGAGCACCTAATGGAAATAATTGTGTTGAGCTTTCAGCATAAGGATTAACAGTGCCGTACTGACTACCACCTTTACCAACAATTAAATCAGCAGGGCCATAACCAGTTGCTGCTGCGTATTGAACGTGACCACCTGCTGTATTAAAAATATTTCCAGCAGAGTTTACAACAAAACCATCAGTATCTGCACCTGTGGTAGTGTTTCTTGTAATAGATTTAAATCCGTTTTCGGAGCGGACGGCTCCTGAAAAAGTTGAATTACCCATATGTATCTCCTCGTCTTGGGTTAAGTCAGTTGCACCATGCAACTGTCGGGGAATAACTTCTTATACAATAGTTTAAAACAAAAAGAAAGGGGCGAATAAATCGCCCCTTTAAGTTTTCTGCGAGGCAGAAGTTAAGCCCCTGGAGAGCCAAATACACAACGAGGGTCTGAGAAACCAAAAGAATATCTTTCTCTGGCTTTAAACCGCATGTTACCTGTATCAAAGTCTGCTTCCATCTGAGTAGACAGTGGAGTTCTTTCAAAATGAAGGAATCCTCTAGGAGCATCCGTCATTAGGAAAAAAGCATCTGTATCTGTTAAGAAATCGTTAACAGCGTACCCATCTGGTAGCATACCCATCGAACGAATCGCATTGGTGTCGTTGTCTGAGGTTGCTGTTCGAAGGTTGGAAGCCATCAAACGTTCTGCAACAAATTGCAACTGTCGAGGAATTACTAACTTCATTCCTCTGAGTGCAACTTTTAAGCCTCTTTCATCAACAAATCCTGCGATTTTAATCAAAGCATCCTCAAGAGATGTTTCGTTTAAATCAGCACCAGTTGACGGCTCATTTGCAAACGTGCCACCATTTGTAAGTGGGTGATCGGTAGCTAAAAGTGCTTTACCGTCTCCACCAGCAAAAGCTCCAGCTGAGAACCCATTGTTTAATATGGATGCAGCTTTAACCTGCTTAGTGTGAGCCATTGAACGAGCAAGCGCACGAGTATACCGTGAAGATAATCGATCATAGAGATTATCCTCAACAGCTTCTTCTGTAATTGAAAAAGCCAATGCGATTGTCTCATGATTATACCTTGCAGTATAAGCTTCGTTTGCATCATCAAAGTTAATTGAAGAACCTTCCGTTTTAGTCGGTGCAGCTCCAAAACCACTCAACATAACTTCTTCTTCAAAGGCTCTGTCTGAAGATTCAGTTGTAAAAATTTCTGAGTGTTGATTTTCGTACCTGGAGTATTCCATGCCAAATAAGGCATTGAGACCAGGCTCTAACTCTTTCGCTAGTTGCGCTCTTGATATAGCCATTGTCTAACTCCTTACACGCCAGTCGTAGAAACAGTACCTTGAGCAATGCCACCGTTAGGAGCATTGTAATGGTTGTTTATACGAACAATTAAAGGGATACCAGCAGCACTAAAGTCTGAGTTTTCTGGGTCATCTTGAATACCCATAATTCTCAAAGCATGTGTGTTGGTGGTTGCAACAGTATTTAAATCTGCTGTTGCAGATGAAAGACCAGTTGTAGTGGATCCACTATTTCCGGTTGCTAACTGTATGTTAGAAAACACAGCTGTCCGAAGTTCGGCCTCTGTGTCGTTGCTTGTTTGCACGTTAGATGTTGCAATCGTAAACAACTGCATTGGATCATCATACACGAAAGCTTTGACAGGAAAGTTAGAATCTGCACCTGAACCTGGCCAAAAGTTTGAAAACACTTTTTCACCAGTAGTTGACGAAACGTACTCACAACCATTGAAAACTCCAACGATAGAAACGGTTCCACCTGCAGCTGCCTGTAGATCGTCAATAACACCGGCAGCTAAAGGTATAACTGCCATGCCCTGAAAAATAGGGTTGGAATTGTCAGAAGCTATGCGATATTCCGTCGTACCAGTAGTATTGGCTGATGAGCCAAGTCTACCTATCGGTCTTAGACCGAAAGAACCGTTGGAATTTGCCATTTTTTATCTCCTCTTAAGATAATAGCTTTTGATTTATTCGGAGTCGCGTGGACGACCTCCGAAACTAACACGACTTTGCCTCTCATTACTGATAGGCATTGAAGGATGTTGCTCCTTCATTAAGTCCTGATCCACAGCTGTCATTTGATCACGGGTGCGGTCCCGATAGTACGCATTTCTCTCTTTTACTGTCTCTTCAGGCATTCTAGCAAGCATAAGCCCACCATTTCCAATAACTCCTTGATGTTTACCCTCTTCAATCGTTGCAAAGTCAGCATCAGGATACTCGTCTGCTCGAACCGGTTCCCAACCTTCACGCAACTTAGCATGAACATTCATGGAATCATCTTCTCCTCGACTCGAAGTCCTTATCCAACGATGCTTGAATCCTTCGGGTGGATCAGGAGCATCTAATCTACTTGGGGGAGCCCAAGGTTTTCTCCGCGTTGTCTTCTCACGGGTTTGTGTTGACCGTTCTGTTCTATTTGTCATTTTATTCTCCTCAATCTTTGACATACTTGGCATACTCCTCTAAGGGAACACCAAGTTTTTTAGCTATCGCGATCTGCGAAGGGGACAACTTGACGGTCCTGCGCCCAGACTTTGAATTGCGGGATGCGGAAGTGTCTGCTGATGCGACCTTGGCACTTCCCCCGTTTTTACGAGAAGTCGAAAAGCGTTGTGGAAACTCTTCTCTCATCTTCTTGTCAATCTCACTATAATACTCATCTGCCTGTGGGTCAAACCCTTCTTCTTCAACTAATCGTCGATGAATCGTAAAAGCAGCCTGAGTCATTATCTCATCATCACCAAACCACGTATTGTTTTCTGCCCATTTTTGAGCTTTTGGGTCTGGATCTACTGGTTTTTGCTGTTGAACTGGTTGCTGTGGCGCAGATGCAACAGGTGCATTTAAATTTTGTTGTTGAGCAGGTTTTTGCTGTTCCTGTCTCTCTTTTGCCATTCTATGACGTTCTTTTTCAATAGCAATCTTAGATAACGTTTCCTGTGCATTGAACAATGCGTCAGCATCTCCAGCCTCATGAGCTTCCTTATATAGCTGTTTTGCCGAAGCAAGTTGAGACTCTAAACGAGAACCATACTCAGTGATATAGCCTTTATCCAAACTCTCCATTCGCTGTTTTAGTTTATCGTTTTCGTCTTTAACCTGTTGAGCGTAACGAACGGCCTCTTCTCTCTGTCTCTCTTCAGTTCGATATTTATCCGTTAATGTTTTGATTCTTTTTTGAACACGCTTGCTATAGTCGTCCAACTCACCATCTTCTTTTGGCTCAGAATCGCTTGCAACTTCCACTTCAGACGAAGTGGAATCATCACTTTGTTCACCATTAACCAGTGTTTTACTGTCATCGACAGTAATCTCAACCTCTTGAGCATCGTCTTCTATTACCTTTTCTGTAGTTTCTTCAGCCATTTTTTGTACCTCAAACATGTTTTATATCATCCGGTTCAAGAATTTTAGCGATGACTTCATCATCATTAATGATGCGAACTTCACCTCCTTCTATTCTGAACCGAGACCCAGCGTAGCGACCGATACAAACCCACTCTCCCTCTTTACACCAA